AGTTTCAAACGAAGATTTTCAATTTGATTTTGATATTAATTATTTATTTATTGGTAATTTATTAGTTTTTGCTGAAGGAAAATGGGCAGTGGCAATAAACAAAGTAGATATGACTCTACAAGATATTGAGTTAAAATTAGGTTATAAAATTAATTTATTAAAATAATTATTATATGATAGGCATTTATAAAATCATAAATCCGTTAGGATTTATTTACATTGGGCAAAGTAAAGATTTAAGAAAAAGAATAAGAGATTATAAATCAAATTGTAAAAAAGGACAAAGAAAATTATTTAATTCTTTTAAAGAAAATGGCTTTGAAAACCACATTTTTGAAATTATAGAAGAATGTAAAATAGATGAATTAAACAAAAGAGAACGCTATTACCAAGAGTTTTTTAAAAGTATTGAAAATGGTTTAAATTGCCAGTATGTAAATACAGATAGTAAAAAAAGAAAACTTAGTAAAGAAACTATAATTAGAATAAGTAACTCTTTGAAAGGAAAGATTCCTTATAATAAGGGAATTAAGCTAAAGAAAGAGTCTATACAAAAAAGGACAGAAAAACAAGCTAATGTTTACTTAAATACTAATACTTTTATATTTTATTCGTTTAAGGAACTTATGGAGTTGCATAATAAAAAATCAACAACTCTAAGAAGATATTTAGATAAAACTAATAGCATATTAAAAGTATAATTACAAAAGAGAATAGTAGAAAAGATAAACGAACTTAACAATAAATTAAAAAAAATAACATGAAACAAAACACAACATTAAGAAACTTACTAACCGATAGTAGATTGACTTACCAAGAATTTGCGGATCGAATTAAAGTTAAAAAGTCAACATTTGAAAACCAACTATTGAGATTAGAACATAAACATCTTTACTATACTTTTATATATAAAGATAAGTTCCCCGAAGTAAAGAAAGTTTACGGAACTGATAAAGATGCAATGTTGAAATTTTTAAAGGATAATTAATATGAAATTAACTAACGAAAAATACATTAGAATATTTGACAAATTTAGAAAAGAATTTACTTGTATTGCTGATGATAAACAACTAAAAGAGTGGGGAAATTCTAATGAAGAAATTGAGCATATAAAAATACGAGAAGCAAAAAAGATGATTAGATTTAAGGAAGATGGAATTAAACTAAAAACTTTTATAGATAGTATTTACAATTAATACTCTTATATATAATAAAAAACCCACTAATTAAGTGGGTTTTTCTTTAACTGAATATGAATAAATACGAGCAAAATAATAAACATAAAAATAAACATTCCGCAGACTATTAAAATTAAATTAGTATAATCGGTTTGTTTATCTTTTGTCGTTTCTTTAATTTCGACCTTTTCAGCTACTTTCTCGGTCTTATCTTCATTAGTTACCTTATTTTCTTTTTTCCACTTAATAACAGTATTTGTGTACGTTTTACCGCCAAATTGAATCGGTTGTGACAAATCAGCTGGACTAATTGTATAACTGTCTGTATTTTCAGTTATTAAAGTATTAGTCCTGGTATCTGTTGTTTTCTCGCTTTCAATTTCTGAGCTTGTTTTGTTCTTTGTTATTGAACCGCAAGAAGTAAGTAATAATAAAACGGCTAAAGTTGTTAATTTATTTTTCATATCTTCTTTCTGTATTACAATATCTTACTATGCATTCAAAAGCTGAATTTATCTTGCTTTTTAATTTCTGTTTTTTAGAAAATTGATACCATTTGCAACTATCTAATTCTAATTGATACTCCTTTGCTATTTCTAAAAATTCTTCTCTATCTAATCTATCTGTTTCGTTCATATCATTTCATTTTTTTGAACCGCACCCAATTAATATAAATGCGGTTAGTGTTATTAGTGTTTTTTTTCATTTTTCTTTTGTATTAATTCGTATTTAATCTCTTTTAGTAAATCTTCTAAACATCCGTCAAAAGTTGAATAATAAAAAGGTTGTTCTGAAAGTCCTGAGTAAGATATAAAATGAACCCAATATTTTTTTATTCCAAATAAAGTCCATTTGCTTTTTTCAACTTCTACAACCCACCCTTTTAAGTGTTCTCTTATTCTTAAATTTGTATCTTCGTATTTCATAATCTTAAAAATAATGTGTTAAATGCGAAACTCTTCCGTTTTCTTTGCTATGTATAAAACCCTCTATTGCAACCATATTCAAATAACTACTATCAGAGTGCCATATATCTGCTGAACTTGGGGAACGTAAATAAGTGATATTAATACCTATATAATCTTTCCCTGACTGATATTGCTTTTTATCTTGATGGTGTATGTGGTGCAAATAACAATATCTAAATTTTGTATTTGCCCACATTTGCGGTTGCGATTGTGCAATTAATAAAGGTAAACTCTCAACCTTTCCTTTGTCACCATGTTCTAATTCTATTAAATTAGTATGATATTGATAATATTTTCTATAAGATGACCCGATATCAAAAGTAACATTTTTTGAAAGTCTATAATGAGCGTTTAAAGTTTTTGCTAAAAAACAACCACTCATAAAATCGTGATTACTTACACAATGCACTATATCAACATCAGCAACTTTTAAGCATAATTCAATACATTCAACATAACACTTGTAAGCAATTTCAAACGCTTCAAGCCAATGCGTGTCAGTATCTTGTGGCGTGTCTTTTGTTGTTGACTTTCTTAAATTATCAGTATTTAAAACATCGTTACCAATTACGAAAAGTATTTTTTCAATCTCAAAACCACTCGCTTTTTTTAAAAGTCCTTTTGTGCCTTCTATTGCTCTTTCGACTGCAATTTTAGAATTATATTCAGCACCAGTTAATTCAGAGGTTGCATACTTATTAATATGTAAATCTGCTATGTCAATAACTAATAAGTGACCTTCCTCACGTTTATATCTTTCTATTTCTTTATGAGTAGGCGAATATTTAAAAAGATTTTTCAATATTTCTTCTCCTATTTCTTCAAGGTTTATTTGTTGTTGTTCTTTAAAGTCAGGGTTTTTAATAAAAGCGTTTCCAATTTTTTTACCTTCAATATCTTTTATCTCGTGCCATAAATGTTTAGCATTTGTATAATCTACATTAATAGAGTCTAAAGCGTCTTTAATTCCTTTATTTCTTTTTCTGCCAATATAAGTACAAAGAGTATGTATGTTATAATTTTCTTTTTTACTTTCAGTTGTATTAAGTAACTTTTGAGCCACTTTTATATCACTATCGTGTAATTGTATCAACTTGCTAATTTGCTTGTCGTATATGTGCCATTTTGATTTACTCATTGTTTAGTTCTTGATTAGTTAACGTGAAATAAAGGTTTTGTAGTTGATGAACTGAATTAATGGTATATGACATATTAAATGTTATGTCATTATTTTTAATTCCAAATTCTGTATTAAAAAATTCTCCTTTTTCATTTTTCCCTTGAGCATGAAAAACATATTGGTTTAAATCATAATTCCATCCATTATATTTAAACCCAAACTTAATTAACCATTCTTCTGTTAGTGGGATTGGTTCAATATTCTCTACGTCATATACTATGTCGAATCTATTATTTAATCCTACTTTAATAGACTCAGAGTAACAAACTGCTCCATAAGGCTCTACATATACTTTTGGTTGCAGACTTGATACATTACTTATATGTTTATGATTTCCATTGTAGTAAACATAATTTCCAATTCTCAATTCGTTTGCTTTCATAATTTATTGTTTTTTAGTTATAATAAACCTATCTAGTTTATTGTTCAATTATTAGTTTATTGTTTTTTAGTTATTCCAAATTTAAGTAATATGTTTAGTTATTCCGTATTATTGGAATGTTCAGGTTTGATGACTTTAGTATAACGCTTTGTTATCTTTTAATTCCAAAATCAGATTTTCTTAATTTACACATTCTATCATCTATTTTATGATGAAATACAATTCCTTCAATATCATTTTTAGGATTCCATAAATACGTTTTAAGACTTTCGTAAGTAAAATCTTTTATGTTTAATACTTCACAGCCATGTTTTATTAATTTATGACCGATTATTCTTTCAGGATTTCCTTGTATTTTAAATCCGCACAACTCGTAAGTTCCGTCTTTCCAAAACTCTTTTTCGTGGTATGCTTCAAAGAAATACTTATCTTCATTTTTACTTATATCGCATTTTAACCAATGTGGATAGTGCCCCGTAATTAAATCAGCTTCTTGACAAGGTATTGCGCCATCAGGGATTTGACGACCTTTTTTAACATCGTATCTTTTATATATTTCTCCATTAATAATTGCGACAGAAGTTCCGTCAAATTTTCTTGTCGGTATTCCGTCTGTAAAAACCCATTCATTTTCAGGATTAATCTCATTAATTACTTTTCCCAAGTTACTATGGTCTTTTTTAAATAGTGTGCTAATTTTTCTCATAATTTTATATTTATTTAAAGTTCAAACAAATATATAAAAAAATTCCTTATAAACATAAAATTTATAAGGAATTTTAAACTAAACAATTAAACTATGAAAAACTAATATAAGACTTTAACTGGTACGCTTAATAAACAAGCGTTTAAAGTACTGTCATTGCAAATGTATGTTAAATAAATTTAATACGCAAATAAAAAACCGTTAATTTTACTTAACGGTTTGGTGTAATTATTATGAAAAAACCCACTTACCTCTTTTTGTTCTTGTTTTTAAAGAAATTAATTTAGGTGTTCCGTCTGCATTTTTAATAAAGTCAGAAAAAAACTGTACAGCATGCCCTCTTTTAATTCTTCTTTGTAATGATTTCATAATTTTTATATTTAAAGTTAGATACAAACTTACAAAACATAAATTTAATACGCAAATAAAAAAACCCACTAACTCGTAATTAGTGGGTAATATTTTATTACTTCCTGGTAAAAAGTAATATTATGGATCATTCGTTAAACTTATCGACATCACAATATTACAAAATCATTTCTTAACTCGCAACCTTTTATCTAAAACTTTTTTAATTTTAGCACAATGTCTATATTCTTCTGCATCTTCAAAAGCTATTAACGCCCATTTTAAATCATCATTCGAACCCATTTCGCACCAATTGATAAACTCCTCATCTGTTTTAAAATGGTTTATTATTTTAGTTGGTTCTATAAAATCTTCGTACATTCCTATTAAATCTTCCATAATAATAATGTTTATATTAACGCATTTATACGGCGATTATCACCGCAAAAGTTAACCCCGACAAATTAGGATTTGAACCTAAATAAATACAATTGAATGTACTATGTTACCTTTACATCATTTGTCGAGGGTAAATATACGGCTTTTTTACTCTCGTAGTAACTTATAAGTTACTATATTCTTTTTTAGCTTCAAAACTTGGACACGCTTTAGCAACTCCTTTAAAATCTTTATGCCCTTGAATTATTGCTTTAGGGTATAATTTACGAGCTTGTTTTATTAGATATAAAAGACTTTCTTTTTGTTTGTCTGTTCTAGTATCTTTTGGTTTTCCGTTAGCATCTATCCCCCCAATATAGCTAAAATGTATTGAATTACTGTTGTATCCTTTCACTCCATTTGTTACTTGTTCGTAGTTAGCTAATTCATTTATAATTCCATACTTATCAATAAGCCTATGATACCCTACTGACTTCCATTTCAGTGTATTTTTCCAATAGTTTAAAATACTTTCTTTTTTAACTTCTGGACTTGTAGCGGTGCAATGTATTACTATGTACTCTATATTTCTCATTACTCTTTTTTGTGTTTTAGTTTATAAGTTTCAAATTCTTTTTTAAGAACATCGTGTTGTTTTTCTAAAGACTTAAATTTCTTTTCCCAACTTTCAGCACTTTCTGTAAGTACTGCATTTCTAACCTCTAAAGCGTTTAATCTATTTGTAAGGTTATCAAACTGCTCCTTGTAATGTTGTAAAAAAACATCGTAAGTTTTCTGCATTGCGTCAATAGCGTCAACCGTTTGTTTTTTTTCTAATAATTTTGTTGACTTTCTACCAACTATGAAAGAAGCAATACCGCCTACTGCGATACTAATCTCTCTCCAATACTCTATTATGCTTACCATTTTTTATATACCATATTAAAGGAATTATTACTATTAATAATGCCTCAGTTAAACTCAATACTTTAGGGTCTAAAAATAACTCATTTACAAAGTTAAATAAACTTAACTCAAATAAAAAGAATTTTATAAAACTTTTCTTATCTGTTAAAAACAAATAAGTACATAGCAAAGTTATAAATAATGCATTACCATAATAAAAACTTCCTTTAGGTAAATAAGTCCAAAATGAATATGTCAATATACTTATAATAGTTGCTATGTATAATACTAATTTCATTATCTATCGTTAGGTCTTGTTCCTATTAATTCTAACCCTACGCTGTTTAAAATAGCATTAGCCTCATTAATAGCATCTTTTTGCTCATTCGTTGGTTCTGTTTCTGTGTAAATTTTATTTTCCATTTTTGTATTTGATTTTAAATTTTTATTTGTTATGTAACCAAGTATTAAAGCTCCTAGTCCTTTCG